GCTAAATCTTGCTTGCGGGCTATCTGGGCCATGTTGCAGAAGAGTTTCCACATGCTTTTTCTCCAGCCCAAAAGTCGTCATCAAAGCTTCAATTTCTCGCGGTGTGCCCTTGATCGACATGAAAGGCTGTGCGCCGACCATAATCTGTCTTAGGGCGTCACCCAGTTGAGCACCTAGCGCAGTTAAGGCACTCTCATCTAAGTTGCCTTTTCTTTTCGCTCCGAGATCGATGACAACGGGAACCAGTTCTTGTTCAGTTGTGTTCATTGGGTATCCTACAAGTATTCATTATAAATAGTTATTAAGGCTATTTTGACGCTTTTTCATATGCTTTCTTTTCTTCCTCAAACTGTTTCATCAGTCTTTCAATAAACCACTTTCTCAAAACCACTGGTAAATTATAAGCTTCTGTGAAGCTCCAGCCGCCATGATATTTCAAAAAGAAGAACTGTTCGTATACATTTTCTATGTAATCATTACTTAGGCCAAAAGAACTCCGCCGTAAACGGCATTGTCACCTCCTCTTCCGAACCACATGATTCACAAGTGTAAGTTTGGCCCATATTAACGTTTGGGATTGTTTTGGCATAAGTGCTTCTTAAAAGCCTAGAATCCATCGCAGGCATAACATCAATAAACTGGTTAATATAGTTCTGTTCTCTGTTGCCGTTAACGGCTGCAATGGTCGCTCTGAATTGGTCAGTTAGCGTTGTTTCAGGTAGGTTTTGTTTTTTCTTTCTTTCTCCGATCATTAAAAGATTCTTTTCGTCGCGGCCGGTCAAAGCACGAAAGGTGACTTCAACACCACACTTGGGCAACTGTAAAGAGTACTCTCCATTACCAGTAGGAGAAACCCCTAATTCATCAAAATCTGGAACATAGGTTCGCATTTGAGATAAGTCAAATTCATGTATCCCTGTCATCGCGCATACAGGGCACGTTACACTAGCAGCGTATGATTCACCGTAGCCCGTAATTCTAGCTGCGATCAAAATGGCGTTTTTATCACCAACGAGGAGACTGCCGGGATCAATGTTTTTATCAACCAATATATTTTTGACTAACCTGTCAACTGCTAGTCCCTTTTTCAACAATGATGGGGATGTTAGAATATCCTCGTCCTTAGCTGTCATATATTTTATTTCAACAGTGCCTTCATTATGAAGGGGGTGACCTTCTGGATAAAAGGTGCCTCCAGATGGCAATTCCACAAACTCAGTTGGAGTTGCAAAAGAGAACCCGGACTCTTGTACCGCCATGTGAGGGGTAGGGTTATCGGAAGGTGGCGCTGCGACACGATCCTCGTTATTTCTGTAAGACATGTATTACCTCAAGTTATATCTTTTGTATAATATTACCATAAGTACATAGTCTTGTTAATAAAAAACTATCGAAGGGTGGCGTAATCGTACCTGATGGTCATGTCAATTTCAACCATAGCATCGCTGTCGTAAGAAAGGCTACCGAAAGTAACTTTTTCTACCCATGGGTTGTGCATATCCCACTCTTCCAAAATTTTATTCGGCACATCGTTGCGAGCGCCGATTTGTTGAAGAGTTACAATGCCGCCAAGAGCACTAACTGCCTGCTGCTTTGAAGCCGTAAACAAACCTTCGTCATTAAGCTCCAAACGAGCCGAAGGAATATCGTATCCAGAGTTAATCAGAACTCTTTGAAGAGCCTTGGAGGTATCTGGGTCGATTGGGTCAACCATTTTAACCTCCACAGGGTTCCAGACTACATTTCCTGGATAATAGAATGTATGGCCAAAATATTTATGCTCTGTGGGGTTGATGTTAAAACTAGGTTTTGTAACCGTCTTCACCACAAAAGCGGGAATTCCTGCCATAAGTAGAAGCCATCTATGTTGTCTTTTTGGTTCTAAATTTGCTCCTGCCCAAAATTTCTCAGCCATTGTTTAAGGTCTCCTTGTACGCATACGTAATTAGTTGGCTTGTATACTTTTTAATCATCGAAAGAGGCTCCCGTATCGGTTATTACGAAGTCAAGAGCGATAAATTCGATTGCTCTCGCTGGTTTTAGGAACACCTTTGCATACATGATGTTTCTGTCAATCAGTTCTGGGGTAGTTGTTGTTTCATCAAGGACTACTCTAAAGTCTGTCAAACCTTGCGCAGCTTTAATGTTGGTCAAGAAAGTGACCGCCTTGTTCTTGAATTGTGTCCAAGTAGCTTGTACATTTTGTTCGAACAAGGTTGTCGCTGCCATTCTAGAGATTTCTTTCTTAATGAAGATCAACAATCTTCTAACGTTGATTCTATCAAGAGCAGATGGCGTAAGTTGCAAGGTTTTTTGGCCAAAGACAACGAGGCCTTCAGCGGGGAAGCTAGCAATCGGATTCACGTTGGCTTCATAAAGACTGTCGCGGTCTTTCGAAGTAAGTTGTGTGGTGACATTGACGACTGGTAACCCGGCCGCGCCGGTGCTTATCCCGCCTCTTGTAAAGCCTGCAGGTGCAAACCAGAGGGCGCGCTTGGCCTCGCTATTTGACATGACACCAAGAGCCACAACTGATGGTGGCGCATAAACCAGCTGATTAGAGATAGAGTCTCTAATTTGAACAAACGGGAAGTATGCGGCGCCGTAGCTCGAATTAAGCTGTCTGTCTCTCAGAGAGTTAACAGCTTTTGCAACGTTTGGTCGCCTATTCTCGATTGTTGCCGTGTTCTCCGTATCTGGTACAAAGTCATTTTCAAGATCGATAATTGCCAATGCATCTCCGCGATCTTCGCAAGTTTTGATCAAGTGATCAGTCAAACTCGAATTGGTTACGCCGGGGAGGGCTGCCAAGTTAAACTCAACCGCTTCGGGATCGCGGATTGTGTCGATAGCTCTTTTAACCGAATGGAAAGCACTATTAAGAGTCTCAACAGTGCTGTCATCGAGACGAGTGTTTCTGAATGGTTCTCTTTCCATTATATCTAGGCCATCGAAACCACCGTGGAATACGGTAGAGAATTGGTTATAACCATAGGCACTCCCTGTCAGCAAGTACGCCGCTCCTGACCGGGCCGTAATTGAGTTCGTTCGAAGCCTGGATCCAGAGGCGTATACAACTTCTACACCACCGGAAGCGGTTCCGGGGTCGACATCCATCAGGTTGTCAAGAGAGAAAACCCAAGAAACTTCATCATAATTTGTCCCGTCTAAGCCAGTAGTGGAATACTGACCAGGGAGACGACGAACGATGTCTCTAATACTTGGGTCGAAGGCTGTGGAGCCTCTTTTGGTTGTCGTGGCGCCAAAATAGGCGTCTCTTGGGTTTGAAAGGTTGCCATCAGAAGCAGACACTCTCAAGGGCACTTCTGGGAAGTGAAAAGAGGATGTAAAGTTGACGTGAAGGAAGGGGTGCCCGGCTGGGCCGGCAGATCTAGAAACCGTGTGGCCTAGACTGGCATCGACTGCCCCTAGATTTTGGTCAGCATCGGGGTAAACAGATCCAGAGCCTCGCGCCATCCAATAGGCAGCGTCACCGTTGCCCTCGTGTCCCTTGCCGTCTTTCGAACCAGTCACACCTGTCATAACGTTTATACGCAAGGGGCCAAAGACCCCAAATGGTAACAGTGAGGGATCAGTTTTACCCTCGTGCACGTCAGCATTCATCTTAAGTCTAACAAACTTTGAACGATTTGGGTATTCGCCATGTCTTCTGTATCTTCTTTCGTCGGAGTCCCATAATACGAACTCATTACCAACCTTTCTTCCGACATAATTAAGAGAATTGGGATTCAAGTTGCAATCTGAAAAGCTTTCAACAATCTTAGGTGCGTTATCGCTGTCTTCGAGCTTTCGTATAAGAAGAGTAAATGTTCCATATGGGTCGACTTTGTTTGAGGAGGGCTTAATGTCTCGAATGGATACCTTAAGGTTATCTTGCAGCCACTCTCCATAGTTGAGGCCAACAAGCTTAAACAACTTTTGTTGTTTTTCAGGATGATAGCTTGTGTTCGCGCCGAGATCCTGGCCAATAAACCAGCCTGTTTCTGCGTCCAGAAGTTGCTGGGCAGTGCTTAGGTGGTCGTGCCAGTTAACGTTTCCGTCAGATGAGCCGAGTCGCAACATGACGCAGTGAGTGATATCAGAATTTGACGTCATACCACTACCAGAAGCGGGGCTGTGAGTGTTCTGAGACACACCCACGCTTTTTCCATCGTTGCCAGTTTGACTTCCTGAGAACTGATCGTGAGAAAAGACAAACCTGTCGTAGGTTTCTCCTAGCCAATAAGTTTTATAAGAGTTGGCAGAGGTGGAAGTAACATTTGAATTAACGTTAGTCGGGTTTGTATTGAAAACCTTTCTAATATAATGAGGAGAATTCTCATTAAAGTTAAATTTGATTTTGTCACCAGCATGGTCTGTAGCTCCATCATCAAAAACCATCATAGTGAAGTTTCCGTCACTACCGGTGGCGATTGGAAGAGCACAGGAGGCTGTAAGTGAGCCTGAAGTTGGCACAGCGTGTGCAGCATTCATGATATTGCCGCTGGGGGCAATTCCAACTCCGCTGTTTACATAAAACACCGCTCCTAGGCTTGCAGTATAGGGATTAGCAGCATTAGATTCATATCGGCCGCCCTCATTAAAGAGGAAAAGGCCATATGCGCCACCGGGGGTGGAAACACCACCATCAGCGGCTAGCTTCCAACCAGAAGCGCCAGAAGACCCGGCAGGGCCGCCAGAGCCCTTGCTTGATCCTTCGGCTGATACGCCCAGTAGGCGTACAAAAGTGAGAGGTGTATTGTTCCTTAACCAGGCTTGTGCTGCGTATGCGGCATAAGTTGGGCCGGTTAGCCCCGTGCCTTTTCTCCAGACGTCCCCACCTTCAGTTCCGGGTACTGGGTTACCAAAAATTTCCACAAATTCAGAAAATGATTCAACCGTGATTGGGCGCATTGCCGGCCCTCTTCTCGCTCTACCAATAACAACCGGGCCTATTTCTATTGCGGCTCCGGGCCTTTGGGAATTATCAATTTCATCAATGAAAATTCCTGGAGAAACAAATTTAAATTTATCGTTCGCCATACTGCTTGTCTCCTTGCAAATTTATAAATTCTTTAGTAAATAGTTAAGCAAGTGCCTAAAAGTATATTCATTCTCGATAAAAAGAAATATCATCGGGAAGATACTCGATAATCTCTTTATCACCCAGCATTACACGCTCTCTAGGCATCTTAACTTCAACTGCATTCTCTCTAATTATAACTTTTGGATTGTCTTGGTTACTATCTTGTCCGATTAGGTATCCGACAACCTTTATAGTTATTTTTGTCTCGTATTTTCTTTCTTCCGCCTCCATGTTGTTGACGTTGTTGTTCTCTTTGAAATCCGGCTGGATTAATCCTTCATATGTGTGACCATCTTTGCCAAAAATAAAATAATTGATATTATCTGTTTTAGTTATAAACGGGGTCACCATTTCATTTATTTGTTGTTGGTATTCCGCACGGAGTGTTATCACGTATTCAAGATTAACATGTACCGGCATTGGTATTGAAATTGAATTGTAAACAACCTTGTTGCTTTTTGGCTCCGGGAAGTTAATTTGTCCTCGTTTGCGGTAAACATATGCGTTTTGAAAATTTCTAGTCTTGTCTTGGTTTATTTCTCGTGCGATAACAATGGAGCCTCCCTTTTCATCGTTCGCTGAGGGGATATTACCATAAAATATTCCCTTATCTTTAGGGTCTTTTGTAATCGAATTTCTTTGCACTGTGATAAGTGGGAAAATTAGCGCGCCGTTGTCATCTCTAACTTGCTTATCGTTTTTAATCTGATATGCTCTTTCAGCAGATATCCAAAGCACAGGGGCCTTCTCAAAACCCTTGTTTGTGCTAGCGTGGATGTTCACT